TGTTCCATACCTTTTTGGACGTAATCTTGCCCAGCGTAGCCACGCTTTAGCTCTTGCAGGGTCACTTTCTTTAATTGACCATCTGACTTTACTTCAAGTTCAAGATCGTCGGAAAGCTCCACAGAAGCGGCTGGCTCGTCGGTGTATTCATCCTCATCTACGTTTTCATATTCAGCATCTTCAGCTTCATCAGTATCGTAGCTACTGGCATCCTCGCTCTCAGCCATTACCTCTTCCGGTTCAGTCTGAGCGCCCTCAGTTACCTTTTCGGAAGCCTCAACAGCCTCGCTTGGATTATCTTGCTGAGTAGTTTCCATCAGCATTTCGGTTACAGAAGCAATGCTTCCATCGTTAGGATTAGTCGTCATGGCGGTGCCGATCCTTCTTTTCTATGAGCATCTCAGCGTTTACATCCGCTTGGAGAATATACTCAATTTGGTTTAATGCTCTCAAAATGGCGTGAGCGTCTTCACGTTTTTCCACTTCGTCGGCGCTGCTATTCGCAAAACCCTCAAGTTGCTGGTTTCGCAAATCCTTCATGATTAGCTGGAAATGTTCGTTTTGCATTAACGCCCTAGAACGTGATGCCCTAACCTTGTAATCCATAACCACCCATCATTTGTTCGTTGTGTGCGCGTGTTGCATCTTGCTCTGCTTTTACAGCCGCAACATTCACAGTTGAATTATACTGACCCAAAATCTTCGCAACTTCAACCGCGAGGTCTTGCACCATTTCATCGCGCTTTAGATCGTCCTTCATAGCAAGCTCGTGCATCTTAAATTGCTGATCCGCAGAAGCCTTCTGTGCATCCAACTGCAATTTAGCCATATCGACTTGCACTCTGCTTTGCGCTTTCATTTGCTCTGCCATTAAGAACGCTTGGTTTGGATCGGATGCCGGAGCGCCGCCTTGCTGTTGTTGCTGTTGCGCCATCATTGCCTCTTGCTGCTTTTGAGCAATCAACTGCTGTTCGCTTTCCGGTGTAACAGGCAAATAATAACGCTCTGAGTTTTTAAGGCCGACTGCCGCCAAAGTATCCGCCAGAGTGTTCCGAATATTAGTCATCGTGACCATGCCATTATTAGGCCCATATTGCTGCCAGATGCTCATTTGCATTTGGATAGTCTCGCGCAAAACCGCCGCCTTTTCGTTTTCGCGCCCCGTACCCAACCCGACATTCACTATGATATCCATGTCTGCGTTCCAGACCCTCGGATCAACAGCAACGAATTGGTTGTTTAGACGGATGATTTCTTCTTTGTCAGAATTTTTAATAATGGTCGAAGCAATCAATCTAAATAGCTGACGCATACCGCCTTCGGCTAAATTACGCGCCATGACTTCTGCCTGACCCGCAGCGCCTTCCATAGTAGCCGCAACGGCTGTGGCTGTGGCTGACTGCAATACATCTGGATCAAGCCCCTGTGCAGCCTTAGAAACGCCCGTTTTGTTATCAACAAGCATATCGAAATATTGCAAAGCTGGGAGCGTAGAACCCGCAGTAAACGGCACAACTTGCTCACGAATTGCACCGGGAGACTTAACTCGCACAATTCGACCGATCTCGTTATTGAGAAGATCGTCAATCGAAACTTGACCCTCGACAACTTCTAGGCCGGGATTGTTAGTCAATGACACGTTATCAAGAACACCACGCAGCATTGACGTTGCCGCGTCTTGGTCATTCATTACTAGCTCAACCAACGATCTTCCGAAAAATGCGTGTGGTTCAGGGTCGATTTCAAAAACCGCAAACGGCACTTCATCAGCTAGATCATAAGAAAGCATCTTGTAACCAGAACCAGCAAGGACAAAACGATAAAGCTGTGGGATGCCCAAGCCTTCAGCGTCAACCTTCATATAGGCTTCCGTAACGACAACTTTCTTAGATGTAGGATCAACGCTTTCATCATCGTCTTCATCAATGGTGTAGCCACGGCGCTCAAATTCAGCCTCAGACTCCATTGTCGAAATAGTCCCGGTCAAGCCTTGGATTTCGTCTTCCTCATAGCCCATAGCCAGCAAGTCGCCAATGGTCATGTCGGTGCGGTGTCCAACCACAAAGAAATCGTCTATGCTACGAGCATTTCTATCCACAAAGAATTCTTCTGGCGGGACTGACGTAATAAGAATGTCACCGTCAGAAACCGTGCGGCTGATCTTAACATCATAAATTGGACGTTCTATTTCAACGCCCATTTCGTCAATTTCAATTTCTTGCGTTATTGTTTGCTCTAATACTTCAACATCGTCTTCCTCTGCCAAGAACATAAACTCTTCAGCATTTAATCCAGTATAGCTATAGATTTCGCTTTTCGTCTTGTCCTCAAACATCACCTTGGCAATGCCGCACTTTTTAACCATAGCGTCTTGGAAAACATCGTTCAGCATACGATAGCCGTTGTTTTGCTGAAACTTATAGTTGGCGTATTTGGTCATTTGCTCCGCAATTGGAACGTCTTCTGGCATACGGGGAACAAACTCAACCGGGTTTTCTGTGCTTAGAAATACGCGCTGAATAGATGGTTTTATACCGCGAACAACATCACGGCACTTTGTGGCGACAACCTTAGACCGACCTTGCTCATGCCCAATATCTACCTTGCCATCGAAATAACGCTGCGCCCTGATCCGTGGTTCAGAGATTTCGCTCTCGATAAAATCAACAGCATCTTGGACCGCCTTTTGGACGATGCCCTCAACCGTGTCTTTATCCATTGGTTCAATACGCATATTTATTGTTCCTTACTGTGCCATTTCTTGCAATTTAGGTTGCAAAGCCCCACGCGCGGTTAATGAAAGAACACCAGCAATTTGGTTGACTAACAAATCATTTTCAGCCTGAGTTATGATTTGTCCAGTTTGCGCCCTTTCCATAATATCTAAAACCTTACGAGTTTCTGGCCCTTTAGCTTCAGTAAGCGCCCTCGCAACGTCTGCAAATATTTTTCTGCGCTGTTCAAAATCGTATTGATCGGTTCTGCCAGTGATAGCTTTAACGATTTCTTTCGCAGAACCAATTGGTTCTCCACGAAGTAATTGTCCAAAAAAGCCTTCATCTGTTACATCTTTTATATCTCGTTCTATAGCTTGGCGTTGTGCTGTTTTAGAGTTTATTGCAACAGCCGACCGAACTTTTGAAGTTTGCGCAACTTTATCTATCTCAGCCAATAGATCGGCTGCTTCATTGCCCATAATACGTTGAATTTTCTTTCGTGCTGCATCAGAGCTTGTAAGCCGGTAGAATGCATCTAGTTGCCGCGCAGCCAATTCTTGGTCGGACGGAACACCTTTTACGTTTTCTAATATTGTGCGTATATACTGACGCATCCCTAATTTTGATGCTTCTATTTGTGCTTGAGAAGGTTCTGGCCCTAACTCGTCAAGAATATCGCCAATTTCAGTTTGCGGCTTTAAGGCCTCACGCCCTAGCTTAAAGGCGTTTTGCTCGTCAATTTTTTCGCCTCCTAGCTTTACAGCATCATCATATAACCGCGCACCAGTTTTAGGTTCGATTACAGCATCACCTATAGATTTCTTTAAATCTCTAGCCAATCCGCCATAAAGCAAAGTGTCATCAGTTGCTTGCCCAAGAGGGGTTCTAGCGGCTTCTGCCAAATTTCCAAGAGCACGTTTTATATAATCAAGTTGCATTACATTGGGCATTTGAGTGTAGGATATTTCCCCATCATCTCCTAATGATGCTAATATTTGTTGATTTTTTTTGCCAGCCGCTCTCATCATCACATTAGCTTTTTTAATTGCTTGGTCTAAAATAGAAGGATCAATTCTATCTAGAGTGCTTTCAATATTAATACCAGCTTGAGAGCTATAATCTATAGGTTGACCGTAAGCAGCTTCATATGCTGATTTTCGACCTTTGGCTGTTTTTGCAGAAATCATTTCTGCCGCTTGAAGCGGAGTTAAATCTGCATCACCTAAAGTTTTATCTAAAGTTTGAGAAAGCCCTGCCGTAACATCATCTGCGCGTTGACCCAATGCGCGTGTTACAACTTGACCTTGACCGCCAACAGAAACGCTTGCATCAAGCAATGCTTGAGCGGCAGGACCAGCATCAGCCAACATCCCGGTTTCACCAGCACGTTCCAAATTTAGCAACGCTTGGTCAATATCACCACCAGCATCAAAAGCACTTTTAATAACTTCTGCCGCTTGTTTGCTAATGCGCAACGCACCAGCAATCATTGGAACATCTGATTTTCGCAAAAGATTTAATATGTTTCTGCCACCAGAAGCAACCAAAGGCGTAACAGCGCCAAGTGTGCCACCAGCAACAGCCCCTATCACTGCACCTTTACCACCTTCTCGAATTCTATTTTCACCCGGTTCAGCCTCACCAGCACCAGAAATAAATCCAGTAGCACCCCCAGCGGATAATCCAGCAGATCCACTCACAGCAGTTGATGCAAGCGTTCCTCTCTGGCGCGTCCCACTGATAATGTTTGCAAGTTGAGGAAGCCTTTTTAACAAGGCATAGCCTTCAGTTAAACCAACTCCTAATTGTGCAATTAAAGTTTCAACTGGACGTTCGCTTTGTTGCGCTTGCTTAATTGCACGGAGAGCGTCACCAGATTTTCCACCAAAATATTTATCAACGAGTTCATCCAACCAAGCACCAGAGCCGAAGCCCATCGCCTGTGATGCCGCTACTACCGGGCCAGTAGCTCTGCCGAGCGGAGATTGTTCTTCCGCCGCCGACAAAATGCTTTTCTGCCAATCTGAAGTGGCCATTGATCCAGCGGTCTGACCTTCTTTGTAAGCAGCAACACGCTTGGGATCAGATGTACTAAAACCACTGCCCATAATTAGCTCTCTGCCATCAGGCTGCATAACAAGAGCACTTCCATCATCTGGATTTACAAAGTAACCTTCACCGCCCGGTTTCGGAACAACAATTGGAGCCTTATACGGGTCCATTGTATCAGATATTTTGAACGCTTCATCACGAGTAGCAGCGGCGATACGCATTATATCACCCGTCTTTTGGCTCTTGATGTAAAAGATTTTTTTTGTAGGTTTTTTAGCCATTATTAAAATTTAACCTCCGTATTACCGCCTTCACTTTGCGCAGGTGCTTCTGGGGCTACATAATCAGGTGTCCCAAAAAGTGGGTTTATTTGTTGCTGCATTTTAAGAACTTCTTGTCGAGCATATGCAGTTCCTTCACCAGCACCAGCTTCTATTAACCTAATAGCTAATTCTCTATTTCGTCTTTTCTGATCTATAACTTGTTGCGTGTCTCCGGGCTGTGGAAAATATTGCAAGTTCGCGTTTTCAAATTCAGAGTCAGCAATAGCGGCTCCGGACTCCCTACGCAAAACAGCGTTAACAAAGTTTCTTCGCGCTTGATCGTAAGATTTAAACTCGGGTGATGTTAAATAATTTCCCGCGAAAGGAATATTGGAAAAGATTTTCTGCATAAAATCAGTTCCTTCCCTTTCAACTAAACGTAAATCATTTTCTGCCTGTCTCATTCTGCCAGAATATACTACTGCGCCACCTTCGCTCTCTTTTAAGTTAAGTTGAGACGGATCAATTCCTGAAATATATTCAAGTTCACCTGTTACTGGATTTCTGCGAGTTAATGTTGCCGTGCTAGGAGCTTGAAAAATAACCTTACCTGTATTCCGATCAACTAATGTTTTGCCGACAACAACGTAATCACCTGTTAATGATTTTCTATATGCTTCATATGCTTGCGCTGCTGGCATCCCGGCCCTTATAGCTTCGGCAAACAATCCACCATTAGGCTGAGAAGCCAACCAATCCGCTGTTCTATTTCGATCTTCGCCTTGCTGTTGACGCTCTACATCAGCCGCAGCCCGTTGCTGAAGCCCGCCTGTCATGCCTGACCTGCCTAAAGATAAAAACGCTTCGCGGGTTCGTGGATCACGAAGAAAACCCAGCAACCCACCAGAGCCTTGCTGTTGTTGCATTTTCTGCATTTGAATGGGGCTTGGCTGCTGCATATTGCGGCCTGTAGGTTGTCCGTCCATTGCTGAAGCTCCTCCAAAGATTTTGGCTTCCAAAGATTCCGTCATTGTCCCGTTGTTGGGAATTGGTTTTGGACCCGCCTTATTTGCTTTTCCAAAAACGTGTTGACCTATGGTTTGCCAATCACCGCCACCAGATGCGCCCCAAGATGGGTCAGCAAGATCTGGATTATAATAATGGGTCGCACCGCCTGTTGGATCTTCATAATTTCCAGAAAGCAAGGCGTCAGCAACTTCATACGCTTTAGCATTTGGCGTAAAGCTCATATCTTGGCCTTGTTCACCGTCAAGATACTTAGTGGTTCTATTCCACGCAGAGAAATGACCCGGCTGCAAGATGACTTTGCCAAGATCATTGCCGCCAGCAAGACGGTTCATAATTACCGAACCAACAGCCACCATGCCATTATAGCCTTGGTTTCCAGCCTCGGCTTGCAGTGTCTTTGCTAATAGGTCTCGCTGCGTTAGTTCCATTTAATTAAAAACCCGGAAAAGATGGGAGGCTGCCAATAGTACCCAAAATCTCAAACAATCCCGGCCTTCCAGATTGCGTAACGGAAGCTCTAGGAAGTCCGCCGAGTATTCCAGAACCAGTTTGCAGTGCCTGACCTGGGTAGCCAAGGTTTGCCAGTGTTTGATTGCGAGACGCATTCAACATTGCTTGTTGTGCCGCTTTCGCCCTCGCAGCCGCCGCTTGTTGCTGTTGCAAGCCTAACATACCTTGACCGAACATAGTTGTGCCAAGATTGCCTAAACCCGCTGCGCCACTTTGCTGATAACCCAATCCGGTAAATTGCGATTGCAAGTTTTGCATCCGTGCCGCTTGCTCTCTTGCTGCCGCTGCTTCTGCCGCTGACCGCTGCCCGGTCACGTCAAATTGCGCGGATTGCATTGCTTGATTGTATGCTTGCTGACGTTGATTAGCCGCCATATCAGCCGCCATGCGACCATACTGACCATAAGTCTCACCTTCAGCCAAGCCAAACCTACTGCCGCCAAACGCATTTGCCGCAGTAGCTTGAGAGCCTAGCGCATTTAACGCCTGTTCTCGTTGTCTAGCAATGTCGGCCTCACCGCGCTGAATAACCTGCTCGGTATAAGGGTTCATATACTGATTTAAGTTAGTCTGCGCTAATGTAGGGGTTTGAGTTTGACCAACCGCTTGCACCGTAGGCGCTTGGAAGTTAGCCATGCGGTTATATACGTCACCCGCTTGGGTTTGATACTGCTGGGCTTGCCCAAATACGTTTGAACCAATCATTGGAACAACCTTTCATCACAAATTATAGTTAGTAATTCCGAGCGCATTGCCGATCTCTCCAAAGACATCTCCAACAGCGCCAAAATTACCTACACCATCAGCGCCGCCGCCTGAAAACAACGGGGCGTCAGAACCAATTACACCATAACTATCAGTGTAATTAGATGGTCCACCAGAATAATCAAAAGTAGGATATATACTATTGTGCAGTTGCAAAGCGGAAGCCATGGAGTCAGAGTCGTTACCAACAGATTGGCTTCCGACACCACCCGGCGTGGCAACAGGCGCGTTTGGATCAACATAACCATATGATCGAATGCCTCGTTCACCCGTTACGGGGTCCATGTAGAAAGAGCGCAAGAAATCATATTGACCGGGATATGCTTCGGCGTAAGACGTTTCCATTTGCTTTTGAAATGGCTGACTGGTGTAAACTTCCATGCCGCCGACAGTGGTTGTTGGCATGGATGGTGGTGCAACCGCACCCAAACCAAGTGAGCTTAGAAGATCATTTGTGCCGCTATACATTGCAGCCGGAGCAACCGCTTGATATTGAGGGACATTTACTGGCCCTGCGCTATATTGCTCCAACATTTGGTTGAGCAAAAAGTTTCGAGCCGCTTCCGTTTGCGGGTCAAGCTGACCTGTTTGTTCAGGCTTGCCGAATAAAAAATCAAAGACACCCATTTTATAACTCCGAACGGTTTAAACATTTATACCACATTTTGCGCATATTGACACCCCTAGCCGTGCAACCTCGTTATCGCAATGGTTGACGAAGGCGCTGCTGGAGCAAACGCCGTTGCCGCAGTTGAGTGCAAAGTGCCGGTAGTGCTATCCACAGCCCACATAACTTCCAAGTAATCGTCAGCCGCAAGATTAAATATTGCAGAGCGGGAGACCACCAAAACAGACCCATTTTGATGCAGCGCATTCTTCATCGACGCACCCGCAACGTCTGATCCGTTTATGCGAGGCCAAAACCAGAAGTTCACAGTGCTAGAGCTAGTGGACGCAATCTGCGCCGAAAAACTAACCATATATTCACCGGCCTCTTCAAAAACTAAACGTGTGGCCGGTGTCCCGCTAATAATGCCTTCAGAAACGGACAAAGTGTACGTCAAGGCGTAAGCTGTGTTGGCAGATCCAGCCACTTGGTCGGCTGCAATTGCGCCGCTGGCATTTCCATCCTCAAGCACAACTTGCCGCCACTCTCCATTTTTTGAGACCACGGGATACCCAGCAACCCTATCCCACAGAAATATTCCGTCCTCAGAAGCGGAACTGTCGCCATCCTTTATGCCAAGATGGTCAAGCGCCCTTGATAAAAAGTGCCGTATGTTTTCTGCCCACTTGCTTAAATCAGCAGATATTGGCGGCAATATTCTCATCTGCGACCACCCTGCACCGCGTCAATCCGCATAATACCAACGCGCCAATCTGTTGATACATTGCCCTCAACTCGCATCCTCACCTGCCGACCTTGGAAGCGAACAGATGTAGGTGCGCTCATGGTGTACGGCCCGAACTCGGCCTCGGATGCGTTGGGGTAGTATCGCGTTTTGAATTTTGCAGTAACGTCACCCTGAGTTTTTTCGTCTGGGATCAACTGAACTACGTTCATAATGTTATCTCCAGCGCCAATACTGATCGGGCCAGTTTCAGCAAACGGGGCGCTTCCGCCATAAGTGTAGCCGATCTCATGCTCATAAACTTCGCCACCAGATGAAATAAACAGTGGAAGCCTGAATGCGCCGCGATCAATACCAGCGGTGCGATCCATTTCGCCCGTTGTCCAGATATTTTCCGCATAATCGAATGCAACATAACGATCACATTCAAGTGACCCATCGCTTGGGTAGAACCACCAAACTTCATTCCACGCAGCATTCACCACGCACGAAACTTTGCTTATCTGGTCTAAATTCATTTCACTGAAGACGTAGTCTCCGACCTCACAGTCAAGAGTTTGAACCTGCCCACCTGCATATAAGAAAAAGCCCCGCTGGCCCATCCAAATGACCCCAGCGTCCACAGACGCCACAGCATTGGGTGCAATTAATCCGCAGCTAGTACCAACACGCTCAACGCCGTAGACAAAGGGTGGCCCTTGATATGTCATTGTGTGTGAGTCTTGGGTCGTTAGGATTAATGACTGGCCGCGAGTTTTAATCCCGCGAAGAATGGTCCCCTCTGTTTGCAGCAAGAAATCACCAGCCTCGTTTGTGGTTGCCGGTGTCCATACTGTGTTGTTTTCACGATCCGACCACTGTATTTTGCGTTGATCTCCGCCAGCGCCAAGGCAAACCAAAAAGCGTTCTTCAGTTACAAACATCGCGGTGTTGTCGATTGGAGCGTTTGCAACTTGCTCTGCAACTGGAACACGCTTGACCGAAACATCATCAATATCAAAAGCACTTGCCACTGCCGCTGCCGGTTCAAAATCAAGAGTTAGTGTTGTGGCATCAGCCTTAAATCTTATGGTGTTTGCTCCGTTGGAAATAAAACTATTTAAGACTGTACCGGAGCCAGTTACTTTCACTCGACCCTCGTTCTCCGCCGCATTTGATGCAGTGAACGTAATTTCATAAGTGTCGCCATCAGTGATCCCGGTTAGCGACTGAGAAAGCTGCGCAATGGCTGACCCGCTGAACGATGCAATGCCGCTAGAGATCGTCCAGCCAGTCCCCTTTGTCCAGTCGGTGTCAGTAGCAAACGATCCGTTTGTAACCTCTTCGCTGCCTGTCGTAACGTCTAGCGTCCACTCAAACACACGCCCATCGTCTGGGCTGAGAGCCACAAGATATTCGCCCCAAGTGTCTAAAGACCACGTTGTGGCTTTAAGTATAGACGTGTCCTGCTCGCGCTCAATGCCATATGCCTCAAGCCCATATGAGCCGCCGCCGTATCCAGTATTCAAACTGGCATCAACTCTGCCCTCAGCAAGGTCGGATGGCGTGATGTTATACTGCAAATTCCCAATGGTCATGGTGTACAGCTTGTCGCTCGTTGACACTGCCAGCCAGCCATCGTCGTTGTTGTCATTCCACGCAATCATTTTGCGCGAGACACCATTGAAATCTACAGTGCCGCGCTGCCGCCATCCGCCGATGGGACGCAAGACATCCTCATGCCACCGCACTAAATTTACGTCCCGCCAGCGACCCTGAGACATTAGGTCCGTGCCGTTGCGATAAACGCCTTTTGGAATATCAAGTGGAATAAGAGGCATTGGCTATCCTTTATGGTTTTGTAGGATAAGTCACGTTATTTGGAAAGCCAGCTTGGCTCGTAACGTCACGCAACGCTTGGCGGTAAATTTCCCAACTTGCAGGAATATTTGTGCCTTTTTCAGTGTGCATGATAACAACCCAGTCGCTTGCCGCCAGCAAATTGTCGCGCTCTTTTCTTACAGACGCAGCCGCTGCATCGTCATATTCTTGAACCTCATCCGCAGTCTTCGCCTCAGTGTTCCATCCAACAACCCAAGACCCTCCGCTCAGTGCAGGAGTAGAAGATTGCGATATCCGATGCGTTCTTTCGTCATAGTCTGGCTTATCTGCAACTGTGACTGAATAAACGCCAAACTCCGCTAGGGTTTCATCTGGAATTGCTTTTGGAAACGATACATTTTTATTGTCACGCCGCAGCATTCCAATGCTGTATGGATACTGTGAAACCGCGCCGTTTTCTATTTTTACAAGTGCCATCTTCTATCTCCTAGAATTGTTAAAAGGCTTTGATTAGTCCGATATTGTCATTATTGCCAATACCCATTTGGGTTCCAGTTAATGCAGAAGAAACTGTTGAGCTTGCAGTAAACCCAGTGGAAATATCAACGGCGATCAGCGCATTGATGCCGGGGTCAGTATCAACTTCGCCAGATGCAATATATGCAAAGCCATCTGCAAAATCTATTGACGATGGTTTGGAAACCATGTTGCCGCCGGTCATTGCCGCCTGACCCGCAATCCTAGTGTCGGTTAGATTAGCGGTGTCCGATATATCCACCAAATGGATGCCATCTCCATTTCGGCCTTCGGTAATACACAAAAGGTTGTTTGTTGTATCAAACCGCATAATGCCAAAACTGGAGTCTGGATTGGTCTCATTTGTTCCCCATGAGGTCAGCGTGATAACGTCAAGCAACGTACCAAAACTACCGCTGGCAATGTTATACGCCGCCAACTTGCCCTCTGCACTCTTGGAACCAAGAACATAAATAACCTCGTTTGCGCTGTCGATCAGGCAGGCAATTGGCTCGTTCATTTCGGATGCAGTCGAGAAGCTATCTTCAAAAAGAAAATAAGCTGGATCGTCAACTAAATTTCCATACGGGTTATATGTGTCTACAGTGTCATCTGTTCTGTTGCAGACATAAAGCAAATCTTCGCTTGGATTTAAGTCTGAAAAATTAAACGTGTCTGCAAAAGTTGTGTAAAGAGCCTGATTGTCACCCTGACCTAGCCAGCGGATGAGCCTGACGCCATCTGCGCCAAAAATGTAATTTGTGCCGTTTGATCTAAGGCCAAATGAAACTCTGTCAGTGTCAAAAAGTGAAGCTCCTTGATCTCTTGTAAATGCGCTGACTGCATTATTAACCTCCAGCGATGCGCCGTAGGATGTTGCGCCGCCTTGGCAAAACCCAAAATAAGTCACTTGGTTGAAGTTTGTTGGGGCTATATATGCTATTGACTCAGCGTCAGTAAAGTCTGGCCCAAGCACATTTGCATCAGTGATTGAATACTGAAGCTCGCCAGAAGTTACGTCACGATTAACAAACGCAATCCCGGTGTCGGTTGGGACAACGACCCAAGTTGGCTTAGTGCCGCCGCCGATTGCAATGTGACGCCTAGATAGCATTAGTTCTGATCCCCAACCAGTGAGCCATAAAGTGTGCCGCCGACTTTCCATATTGCAATCACAGTGTAGCCAGTGGTTGCTAGAGTGGGCGCATTGCCAAGATTGTTGACCCAAGTGATTGTGGGCCATGTGATCGTGTAAGCCGTGCCATCTGCCACCATCAACAGAACGCTCTCACCCGCAGAAAGATTTTCTGTCGGCGTTGAGTTTGCAGTTAATGCCCATGTTTGGATTGTGCCGTTGTTGGGGTCAATTGATGGCGTTGTGCCGGTGAGTGCAAACACAGTCTCAATCACGCTGTTTGACAACGTAATGTCGCCATTGGCATCGGCTGTAACAACCTTGCTTGCCTCACTCGCTCCAAGCGTTGTGATATCCAAATAGTTTATTTCTGCGCCCGTTGACGTAATTGCTGTGCCGCCAACCTGCCAAGAGCCAACAGTTACGTTGGGCGCAATTGCAGTTGCCCCACTCAGCAAGTCATCCAACGTGTCAAGATCAGCATTTAGCTTGGTTCCCCATGTGGAAGTTGACGCCCCCACCTCTGGCTTAACAAGGCCATAAACTGTTGTTGTACTATCAGCCATAATTATCTCCTATGCTGCATCCGACCAAACTTCGCTCGTATCAGCGGCAGCAGTCCATGTCGTAGCTGTATCACTTTTCGGGTTCCATGTCTCTAATGTATTGGAAACAACGGCCCAGCTTTCATCTGTATCGGTTTGGTCAGTCCAAGTTTCAGCAGTTACAGGTATTCTGTCCCAAATGAAATTGGTTTCAATTGCGGCAGAACCGGCCCTTATGTCACTGGCCAAGAACACATAGGTCTGGCCCATAATGGCGCTATCAACAACAGGCGTTGTTGTAATGTTGACCGCTGAAAAGTTGTTAACTTCAGTCAAACTGACGGCGTCTATAATTGGAGCGCCAGACAAAATTCCATTCGCCAACAAGTTTTGCAGCGCCCTAAACTGAACCTGATCTACAATTGGGGCTGCCGAAGCTATGTCATTGGCTTGCAGGTTGTAAATATCGTCAATGTCAGTTGTGCCAACAGTTGGCACTCCAGACAAAATATCGTTCGTTAAAACCGCATACAAAATAGACGCACTTGTATTTTCAACAACTGGGACGCCAGACGCAATATCATTAGCGGTTAAGTTGTGGCCTTGAGTTACGCTGGTCGGCGCAACCTGCGGAACGCCAGCAATTATCTCGGTGCTAGATAGGCTGTGAGTTTGACCAATAACGGAATTTTCAACCGTGGGCGCGGCGCATACAATGTCATTGGCTTGAATGCTAATGGACGCAATTCCACCATCATCGGCTAGTGCTACTGACGCTAAGGGAGAAAAGCCAAGCATTAGGTCGCGCCTCGCAAGATTATTGATGCGGAGACGTTAGAATATGAAGCCAAATCTTCCGCAGAAAAAGCAAAAGCTGGAGGGGTCACTGACAGGCTTGGGGCAGATACAAACTGAAAACCCATGCCTGTTACACTGTCTCCAGTGTCATTTGCCGACACCGAACTGAACGAAACATACTGACTGTCTGCGTCGCTATAAAATGCAGTGACATCTTGGGTGTGACCACCACCAGCCGCGCCAATCAAAATTGACCCTGTAGTGCTGGACGATGCGGTAATAGAAGAAAATGCTGGAATTACAGTGTTAGTCGTAATCGTCGTGGTTGCCGTAACGTCAATCGGAGTGGTTAAATCAACGCCGCTAAATACCATTAGCGTTGCAGAAGTTGCCCCACCTGTATCGCCTGACGCAGCATACACCGCAGTCGTGTCAGGTGTTGCGCCCATTATCTTATAAAAAACAGCAACTTGGCTGTCTACGCTGTCATCGGCAAAACCAGAGGCAATTTGCGTATAGCCGCTGGTGGTCATTGTCGGGATGCCAGACGTTGCGCTTTCGTAGTGGACAGTAATTACAACAATGTCATTTTCAGATGCTGTTGATGATGTGCCGCCAGTCAGTGCTGTCAAATCAACAGAACCGCTGCCGCCGTTGGCCTGACCCACACCGCCCGATCCAATGAAAACTGGGAAGGTTTTCGAGCCTGAGTAATCAAACCTGCCGTGATTGATAGTTTTAATATTAATGGCGCTGTTGATTTTATTGAACTCAAAAAGGTAATCATAGCCGGGCGAAAGTGTTGGAGCCACTCCATCTACGAACTCAAATGCGGAGGGCCATGTGATTGCACCACCGCCAGTGTAGCTAAACTGAACTTTACCCTCGAAACTTGTGGTTGGTATATTGGAAAGCGCAAATGTTGTGTTTCCAAAAATATCAGCAGAGGGATAAAACATATGACCAGATAAAAGGTCTAGCGTGTATGTTGAACCAGCAATAGTAACTGACACGGCATCGTCATCGCCAACATCTTTAGCCGCAGCGCCCACAAAAACTACGGCAGAGCCGCTAAGATTTATAGCCGCATCAGAGTTGTTGCTTTCGGAAACTGTGCGGGACAGTGTCGTTCCGCTGGATGTATATGTGCCAGTTCCAATTTCCCAATTGTCGCCGTCCTCAATCACGTAGCGCACGACATCAGCGTCAGAAACGCCAGCGTCTGCAAAACTCTGATAGCCGCTTTCTGCGCTGGCTAAAGTAATGGCTCCAGTCCCGGTGGTTGCCGTGGACATCTTTGCTCTGTTGACCAGCGTAACCATTTAAATATTCCTATGCAGGATCTGGAATTTCTACGTCAAAGGCATCAAGCGTAAAGGAGTTTCCAGATGTTACCGCCTGAGATGATGTCAGGGAGCCTGTAGCAAGCAAACGAGTGGCGGAAACGTCAACGACAGCAAAGTGTGTCGCCGTGCCTGTACCAGTCACAGAACCGTCTGTAATCGCCGCTGCGGTTACTTTACGTCCAGATGTATCTCCGTCAGTGGGAGCGCCAAACGACAAAGATGTTGAATTGCCTAGAGTGTAAGTGCTAGTCGCCGCCGCATAGGTTGTCGGCTCCTGCGAGCATATGTCAATGCGGTCTGCTTCCGTGTCCAAAGTGGACAGTGCAGCGTCTAGCACATAATCTGAAATCGTTGCCATCGTTTGCCCCTCAGTAGGAATTAATTTTTAAACGCAGCCCAGACCCGCTGAACTTTGCCTTTTCGCTTTCGCTATTTATAGCATTAACTGCCGTGCTAAACAATGCAGCCCAAGTCTGCGTCCTTGCGTCATCGACAAGGTAAGGCGCAGAGTGCAACAAAGACCCGTACAAATAAGCGTCAGGATAATACTGCAAAACCCAATTGGACGTGTTGCTGTCAGACAGAGCGTCAATTGTTGAATAGTAGTAAAGCTCCCCGGTGTATTCTGCATCAGGCGTTGGGAAAACCTCTAGCTGCCCTCCAGTAACAGAAAAATATCTAGGTGATCCAAGTGTGTTGGAATTTTCAAAACGCTTACGCTGCATATCCGCCGACGAAATCATTTCGATAAGACGCTGATCGCCATCTAGGTTAAACCGAATGCCCTCAAGATAATCGGCTGGCAACGCGCTATATTGCGTGTTAATTGTAGCTGTAGCACGTTTTTCCTGACGCCAATGGCGTATGCTGCGCTCCATGTTGGTCTCTGCAATTTTTATAAAATCAGGAATTGCAGCAATAGTATCTGCGTCTCCTCGGTTTAACCAACCGGATATTGAAGTTTTCAGCTCTGAATAAGTTGAAAGTGCCATCTAACAGTCCCATGCTTTACGCGACCAATAATTAGCCGACAATTTGCTATTCTTGCCCTTTATACCACCAGAACGCGCACAATACGATGCTTTTCGACTTGGCGTGTTTTTCTTAATGGTCATGTTGGGATCGCCAAAGTTTACTTTTTTAATTTCATTGCCCTCAACAGCAAGGACTTCAAACTTCTTTGGGCCACCCCGGCGCGGTTTATTGACTGCCGTGAACCCATGACGCTTTTTTGCAGCCGCTATCTTTTCCGCTTTTGTACGCATTACAACTGGTTTCCTTCAGGCTGATTTCCAGACTGCATATTAGCGGCTGAAAGTCCCGCAGAAGTAGTAAGTGCGCCGATCATCCAAGCTGGTGCATTTGCTTTTCTTGCAGCGTCTATAACAGAAGAAGTAACCTTACCACTTGAGACAACGTCATTTGCATATTTAATAGCTGTTTCTCGACCAAATCTACGCTCCACCTCAAGGAAAGTGTCAATCGTCTCTACCGCTAAATTATCAATTAGTTGTTGTGACCTTTTCGGAGAACCTTCATATATCTTATAGTCAGGCGATGTCATCAAAAGTTTGCCACCCGTCCCTTTCGCCCTCTGACTTTCAGCCAAATCTCTATAGAATAAATTTGCAGGAATACCGCGAGAACCTTGGCCCAACAAAGTTTCAGAATTTCCAATTTTATCTACACCTGAGTCATATGTCGTGGATTGTTGTGGAGTTGTTTTTATTAAGCCCTTTTCCAAGTCTGGAGTAAATATGCGATACCCAACAGTTCCCCAATCCATTCCAATTTGATCGGCGTCTGCCGCTGCTAATCTTGCGTCAGCAACCTTTGGAACACCCATCTTGTGCAATCCAGCCTTATCCATACCCTTTATAAATGCCGCTCTTTGAGTACCTGTAGGCAGATTTTGCAAATATGCTCCTACTGCAAACGGGTCTTTTGTAGAGGGAAAATCCTCAAACGGATAAACAGTTATTGATTTAGTTTTCGCAGACCCGTCAGGCTTTTTGACTACATTTCCAGATTTATCATAAACTTTAACAATTTTTGACATTCCAATTTTACGGATACTTTCGTCAATTTTTTTAATATCAGAAGGATCAATTGAGGCATTTTGAAACATTCTTCCATATATATCATTAACGTGTTGAGAAAAATCTCCAGACCTTTCAGCCATTAAAAATGAATTATAAAAGGGATTGTTACCCTTTTTAGCCTCTAAAATTGCCTCATTTAATTTAGAAGAAGTTGCGCTCTGTGCGCCAGCATAACCTTGACCCGGCACATCAATATATTGAAATCCAGCCATGCTATCGACAGGTTCTTTAAAAGCCATACCACCTTGGCCTGTAACTGTATGGCGTCCAGTATTATCGCCAACAATCGCCATGCTAGTGCGACCCAAATAATCCGCTATAGTTGTTGGAGTTGGAGGAATTACCTCATTCGACAAATAGCCATCGCTGATATGGTCGCGCAATATATTAGGTTGTTGATCTTTTATGGTTGTAAACATACCACCCGGCGCAACGTCATCAACACCAAGCGCCACTTTTGCACTAGGAATATTGGCAAGCCTATCGGCAATATCTGAACCAGAACGAGAATATGGAATTCTCAATGTAGGGCCACCGTTACCGCCAATACCTCGCCCCATATCAAAAGGAGCATCTACTTTTGGTTTCAAACGAACATTACCGAACATAGAACCCATAGCGTTAGGATCAACCTCAACCCGCTTGGCGGTATCAAGCATCTTTCTTGCACCAGCCTTTATGCCCTTTGCAGCCGCATCACCAATGCCGGGAATCAAACCGATAACCGTAGCGCCGCCCATAGCGCCGATAAGAGGCCAGTTTGGATTGTCGGATGTCGCCATATCCCACAGCTCTTTTGCAGCTATCGCGTCTCCAAGAATAGGAGTCATTTCAGCTACAAATTTAACAGCATCTCGCACCGTAACTTCAGGGAGATTGACAGCAAGCCTTTTACCCTCTGCTTCCCAGCCAGAAGCATTTGCAGGGTCCAACATATTCATTAAGTTTGGCTTAGAGTTTGTGTTACTAAGCTCAGAAAATATATCAGCCAATATTTAAGCCTTTGCTAAACACTTGCCAGCCATTGCGCATTTATTTGGTGTTGGACAACCTTTGCATGGCTTAAAAGATGCTGCGGAAGAATACTTACCAGTCTTCATTTCTTTTTCCCGCCTTTTTTCTTACCCATGCCCTTTTTACCGTAGCCCATTACGCTTTCCTTTTTACTGGTTTTTTCTTGGATTTTTTTGCATCCGTCTTAATGACTTTTAAATTTGACCACGCATTGGGATATGCAGAACCCTGGCGCTTAGACATAGCCTTAGCTCTTGCAATTTGTGCTTTAGTCATTTTTGCCATGATGCACCCTGTGAATTACAATCACAGAATATCACATTATGCTATTCCACGCAATCCGCGCTTGATTGGTGCGCCCCATTCGACTTCAGGCTTATAACCAACAGCCAAATATCTAAACGCATCTGCCCCGTGAGAAGTCCAATCGTGCAAAGGTCTACCGCGCCAAGACTTCATGCGCTCGTCAAACTCACGCCGATATTGCAAAAGCGCCTCGATGCCTCGATCACATTTTTTTTCATCAAACCAGCAACGGTTCAACATAGAACGCGCAGCTTGTATGCCATCCTCGATGCCCAGCCGTGGCGCAATATCTACGTTTTTAATGCCCAGCGCGTCCAAAGTTTCTAAACGGCTTTTACCTGTGCCAAGCTCTTTCACGCGAACATCGTGGGGCAATATGTGCCGATCATAATGGTATCCACGCTCACTTAAAGCCTTAGCGTAATGGTCTAAACCAACGCCGCTGCTTTCATAATAATCAATTAAGCGTATTTCTTTGCCGACATATTGAGCAAACCAAATGGCAGTGCTGTCGCCAATACCCAAGTCCCAAGCGGTTATTACACCAACGCCGGGATCATACGGCACGTTTGATACACGCTTTTCCTCTTTGGCTTTTTTCATTTCCATAGCATAATATGCGCCTTGGATCGCCGCTTCAAAAGAACAAAGAAACTCTTGAGCATACCGATCTTCACCCATGGTTCGTTTGGCTTCTGCTAATTCTTCATCGTCCAAAACGCCCGTTTCGTCGGCCTTATACATCGCACAGAACCAAGCAGGATCAGATTGTGCGTGGTGGTATATATCCCAGAAATCGTTTTTGCCTTTGGGCGTTCCGATAAATGTGGCGCGGCCTTTACGATCAGCAAGGCTGGGGCGAATAACAACAGGCCAAGCATTAGCCGGGAAGTCAGCGGGTTCATCAAGCACAACGCTGTCAAAATACAGC